TGGCTGACGAGCACGCACCGACAACTCGGCAGTATCGCTCTTTCGCTATCATCCCGGACATCGTTGCTATTGATATTCTGACGAAGTACGGTATCGACATCCATGCACCTGACTTCATGCACAACACGGAAGCAGTGCGCAAGTTCAAGAAGATCATCCAAGAGGACTACCCTCTGCTGATGACATCCAACGTTAAGAAGGTGGTTTAATCATGGCAACTCCTCAATATGATGCCATTAAGGCCAAGGTTCGCGACTGGTCGAACCGTCGAGAAGTCGCTACCGTACCTGAAAGTGTTATTGAGGATTGTCTCCAATATGGTAACGACGACATCTACCGTTACCTGCGAATTCCGCAGCTGGAATACACTCTTCAGTTCACGGTTGACTCGACTAACAACACAGTAAAGTCCTACTCTGAGTTTGATGTTCCTGAAGACCTCATTGAGTTCATCTACTTGCTGAAGCGCAAGCCGGATGGCACGGTTGAGTGGATGTACAATCAAGTTAATGACGTGCGCACGTTCCTGGACCCCTACGCCGATCAGTACAACTGGTTCCGGTATGTGTGGAAGGATCTGAAGTTCCTTGTATCCCCTCAGTTGAAGGTGGGTGATGTCATTGAGCTGCACTACTATCGCCGCCTGGGCCAGCTAGACGCTCTGTATAGTGTCGTCCCTGAGAACTACTCCTTCGACTACAACGATGCGGTCCAACCGCTGCTGGAGTCGGTTGTCTCTAATGGAACCAATCTATACAAAGTTACCGGAGGCACCACAAATGCTGTGTTTGCCACCAGTGGTGAAGCTGCTGCTTACGCGGTCACTAATGGTGGATCCGTAACGTCAGTTATGTTTGTTGGGCGCGAAGCCTGGAACTGGTTGAGAGACGCACACGAGCGGCTGATCATCTTTGCTGCGCTACGCCATGTAGCTGCCTATCTAAATTTCCCGGAGATGGAGAAACGGTACGCAGACATGACAGAGAAAACGATCACGGATTTGAACCGTGAGGAGAAGTTCAGGCGAGCCAAGGGCGGTAACGTGCAAATCAATGTCAATACAGGTGGTCTGATCTAAGGAGCGAAACATGGCTGTTCGAAGACAATCAGGCTACGTTGATCCAAACGGCGGAGCCTTCCGCCAGCCGACTCTGGATGGTGTGACGGATCCTGGGCAGAGCAGCCCGTATCGTAACAAGCCCACTAACAACGCGCAAGATGCTGGTTTGAATTTTCAAGGTGGTGCTGTCAGTATTGATCGCATCAACTACATTCCATACGGGGATGTCTATGAGCGCCCGACCAGCGCGCGATGCGCTGCACGTGGCGGTGGCGCGCCGTCGCCAGAGCCGGAACCGGTGGTAACACCTGATGTATACATCGAGAGCGAGCTCTATCCAGTGTTCTGGTCGGATAATATTGCGGTCAACGGGTTTGTAATAGATGGCGATTTGTTCCCCCATGCTGATAACTTGAGTCTGACAAACCAGATCCTAAGCGGAACCCTTCAGACTGTGCTCCTTGAGTATCCTGACTGGCCACCTGAGGATCATAATGCCACTAACTCGCTGACCAGCGGTACTGTGACAGTTTACACCTACACCGACTACTTGAATTGGCCACCAGAAGATCACAATGCCACTAACTCGCTTACCAGCGGTACAAATGCTATTGTGCTTCTTCAGTACACTAACTGGCCTGACGAAAACATTGCACTAACTAACCAGATTACCGGAGGCACACTTGCATAACCAACAACTAAACACCGATATGAACCTGAAACTGCAGGGTCGTTTCCGGTTGATGGTCCGCAACAAGGAGACCGACGAAGTTGTGCGCGATACTGGGTGGTTCGAGAACCTTATCCTGGATGCGGGCCTCAATCGTATGGGAACTGGTGCCCCTATTTCCGGGTGCGCCATTGGGACAGGTACCTCTACGCCTACTGTCAGTGATACCGGTCTTCAATCGCTTGCAGCATGGACCACTACGACAACCACATCGACCGGCTACGGTAACGAAGGTGCGCCAAACTACGTTTCGTTCTATGAGTGTGGCTACCGCTTTAATGCAGGCTCTCTCAACGGTAACTATGCCGAGATCGGTATGGGTTGGGGTAGCACGACAATGTTTTCGCGTGCGCGTATCGTTGACGGTCTGGGTAACCCGACTACTATTTCAGTGCTGAGTACAGAATACCTTGATGTGTTCTATATGCTGCGCGTCATCCCTGACCTCAATACGTATACTTCTAGCGTTGTTGTGTCTGGTATTACATATAGTGTCGATCGCAAGCCAGCGAACGTCAGTAGCACTTCAGTATGGCGACCGTTGCACAACGGTGCTGTAACCTGGGTGGGTGGCCAGTATGGTAGCTATCCTGTGATCCTCACTAATGGATCTTTGGGTGCTGTTACTGGTTCACCATCAGGCACGACACAGTATCCGTCAGCTAATACTACAAGCGGTACATATGTCGGAAACAGTTACGAGCGGACAGGGTCTTTTACTATTGGTCTAGCTTCTGGTAACCTCGCTGGTGGTATTAAGTCAGTACAGGTGCTCGGTACTATGTGCTCATATCAGTTCGAGTTCACCCCGGCTCTTCCTAAGGACAACACCAAACAGTTGGTTCTTAATGGCAAGGTAACCTGGGCTCGTGTTTAAAGGAGTGATCATGCAGAAACCAGACATTGGTCTGTCGGGTCATTTCAGGCTCGAAATCAGAGATGCGGCTACAGGCCGACTGCGCCAAGAGTTAGAGTTCGACAACTTGATTCTTGATTCTGGGCTTAATCGGTATGGTACGTTAGGTATAGTAGGTGGTATTGCCATCGGCACCGGTACTACAGCACCAGCCGTTACTGATACACAGCTACAGACTCTGGCCGCGTGGACTACTACATCTGCCGCCAGTGCTGGTTTAGTTGTGGGTACAGGACCTAACTATATCACAACTCAGCAATGGGCCTACCAATTTCAAGCTGGTCAGCTAAACGGCACCTATTCCGAAGTTGGATTCGGTTGGAGCAGCACCGGAATGTTCTCCCGAGCGCTAATCCTGACAGGTGGCGGTGTACCCACAACTATCACAGTATCTTCGACGGAGTTCTTGACTGTATACTACACGTTGAGAATTGTTCCTAATACATCCGATGTAGCTGGCAGTGTAGTGATCGGTGGCGTGACCTACTCTACCGTACGTAGACCTGCTTATCTAGGCTCGTCTTCATACTGGAGACCGTTGTACAGCAACGCCCGTTTTGTTGGCGCTAACGGGGCGGGGACAATTGCGTATGTATACGATGGTGCGCTTGGGGCAGTAACCACAGGTCCAAGCGGTAATATATCGCAGCTATATACATACAGTGACGCAGCATACGTCAACAATAGTCTAGAAAAGAGCGGCACAATTACAATGGAGCTCGCCTACGGTAACTTCCCTGGTGGTTCTATTTCTGCCCTGCTAGTGACGAGTTCATGCTGCGCGTATCAGTACAGTTTCTCGCCCAGTATTCCAAAAGACAATACTAGGGTAATTACCATCACAGGTAAACTCACTTGGGGGAGAGCGTAATGCCATTGCCATCCTATCTATTCAAAACATCAAGTAGCGGAAATAACTACCTGTCACCGGATGATACGCCATCGGGCGTTGAAACGGTGTCAAAGGAACGAGGTGGGGTGGCAATCTCGGATGCGTCACAAGGACTAACCGGGTATATTTGGCAAAGCAAGTATACCGCTCTTACCGGCACGATAACGCTACAGAACATTACAAGTGGTGTCGATTATAATATTCTAACAGGTGTTATGAACGTCACCTCTATTTCCTTTGCATTTGATAGTAATATGCGGCCCTTCATCGCATACACAATAACAACAGGTGAAGCCTACTATTACTGGTACGATACGGTTACGGAAACCTACGTAACAACGCAGTTGCCTGCAGGAGCCACATATCCTCTGGCTTGTCATGATGACAAGCGTGCATTTGCTGTGACAGGTAATAAATCAGACGTGCTTCTGTTTTATCTGTATAACAATATTGTGTACTGCCGCGTACAACGCGAGCGATACAGTATTGATCACAGATGTGCTACGCTAACTGCCGGATCGAAACTAAAGAACGTTGGGATGACCACGGGACTACTTGTTAAACTACAAGTCGCCGATGGCAGTCTAGTTTCATCACCTTGACGGAAACACTATGAACACCGAAAATCAAGCCGATTCGGCTGTCGCATTGGCAGCAAAAGTGGGACCGCCAGTCTCAATCTCCCTAGCAACCATCGCAGGTTACAGTGTATCTGAGCTAGTCATGTGGGCTACCCTCATTTACACCCTGCTGATGATTGGTCATAAGGCGTACCAGATCTGGCGGGATGTCAAAGGAGGGAAACGTCGTGGACGGAGTAAGAGTTAAGGTCGCCGGTTTGGTACTCTCAGGTGCTACCCTTGTCGGTATTGCGCTGCATGAGGGTTATCGCTCTGACGCCTACACCCCTGTAAAGGGTGATGTTCCTACCATTGGTTTTGGTACTACCGAAGGTGTAAAACCCGGTGACAAGATCACGGTAGAACGTGCCCTAATTCGCCTGTTGAAAGACGCAAGTAAGTTTGAGAATGCTGTAAAGAGATGCGCCCCCGTGCCCATGTATCAGCACGAGTTTGACGCTTACGTATCGCTCACGTACAATATTGGTGAGACCGCATTCTGCAATTCTACGCTAGCAAAACAACTGAAGGCAGGTAACTATGATGCCGCCTGCAAAGAAATCCTCCGTTGGGATAAGTTCCAAGGAAAACCACTACCGGGCCTGACTCAGAGACGTCAGAAGGAGTACAAACAATGTATTGGCCAGTGATGTCACCGATCCTGGTGAAATGGCTTGCTGGAATCGCCGTTGTAGTAGCGCTACTTGGCGGCGGATTCTTTGCGTACAAGTCAGCATATAACAGCGGATTCAGTTCCGCAGAAACAAAAGCACAACTCAAAATGAGCGAGTATAAGGAGTCACAGCGCAAGGCCCTTGAAAAGCTCGAGGCAGAAAATCGTAAGACCGAAGAAGAGCTTGTGACGCGTATCTTAGAAGCGCAAGCGGAGAAAGACAATGAAATCAATGAAATCAATATTGCTCATCAGCGTCTTGTTGACAGCTTGCGCGACCGCGCCAGACGAATTGATCGTGACACCCAAGCCCGTGAAGATTCCACCGCTGCCACCGCTAACTGCCCAAGAGCAGCATGCACTGGAGCTGAACTATCTCGAGAGGATGCAGAATTTCTTGCAGGGGAAGCTGCCTTCGCAGACACCCTAAGGAAAGCTCTGGAATTCTGCCGCGCTACGTGGCCAAAATCAAGCGGTCCCTAAAGAGAAACAAAGGAAACAACAATGGCAGTGGTACCAGTCAAAAATCTCGGCAAGGGTGGTCTAATCAAGGATACATCCCCTGTCAACCTCCCTGAGAACGTATTCACGGATGCCCTCAATGTTCGTTTCCGCAACTCGTCTGTGGAGACAATCCTTGGGGAAACCACAACATTCAGTCTCAATTCGCTAGTGGCCGAATACGGCATTCACTGGCAGCGTCCTGACACAAGCTACAATGTGTTCGTCAAAGATGGTACTGTCGTAAGGCGTGCCGCTGATGGCACGGAAAGCAGCATGCTCAGTAGCGGTGCTTACTCGGGTAGCAAGTGGCAGATCGACTCCTTCGGAGGTGGTTATGCGATTTTCTTCAACAACGGTACGTCAACTCCACTCTATGCTCTGTATAATGGAGGAGTGGCTGATTCGGCTCTTCAACCTTTCCCCGGATGGAATTATCTTCCTGGGTATACCGTCACTGCTAAGGTTATTCGTCCCTTTAACTACTCTCTTGTTGCCGCCAATCTCACTATTAACGACGGCGTAAATGTGACCAATGCGCCGAGTACTATCCGTATCTCGGTTCAAGCAGCTATTGGTGGCTTCCCTACTGTGTGGCAGCCAGGCTTGACGACCGACACAGCTGATGAGTTTGAAGTTAATACAAGTAGTCCTATTGTGGACATGCTAGAGCTTCGCGGTAATCTGATGATCTACTCCTCTGACAGCATTCACTCTTTGACGATCAATAATGGTATTGCATCTGTTCGCCCATATGCGCGTGGACACGGAGTGCTAGCTGCAGGATGTGTCGCCGAGTTCGACAACAAGCATTTTGTGGTTGATCGTAACGACATCTATATTCACAATGGTTCTGGCCAGATTCAGCCAGTTGCTGAAGGTAGAATGCGTCAGTACTTCCTCAGTGATGTCAACCAATCGTATATTGAAAGCACGTTTGTCATTCGAGATGCGCGATATAAAGAGATCTGGGTTTGCTACCCGGACCAGAATGCCCTCGAGCCAAAGTGCAACAAGGCACTGATCTACAACTACGACCAAGACACGTACACCCTACGTACGCTACCTAAAGTCAAGAGCATGTTCAAGGCTCCGGAGCTCACGGCTGGTAGTTTCAAGTATGGCAAGGAAGTTATGTTGGCTCTCCAAGGAGCTGCGCGTGTGCTGCAAATGGATTCAGGCTACCAAATGCTTGACCCTGTTAGCGGCAACTACAACGACTTCACATCTATGATCGAGCGTAGGAAGCTAGTGGTTGCTGATGATCCTTTTGGCTCTAATGTCATCACAGGTATCACACCTATCTTTGAAGTAAACGACATCGCCACTACGGTAGACATCTATGTGACAGCGCAGAATGTATACGATAAGGAACCCTCATACGCTAATCCGGACGGTCGTGATAAGTTCGTGATCACGCCAAGGAGCGAATCGCAAGGCTACATGGTGAACCCACGGGCTGACGGTAGGTTCCTCAACATCAGAATTGAATCAACGAAATATTGGAAGTTGTCCTTCCTTGGGCTAGATATCAAGAACACATCACGGAGGTAAGACATGAGGTTTAACCCTCCTTTCACCGGCAATACGGAGCTAGACTCTTTCCTTGCCGACCTCTCGCGTTATGTCTCTGATCTGAATGTTGGTGTGACAGAAGATACCGGTACAGGCACCGTCAATACTGGCGGTTCCTCTCTGGCCTTCCTGTACCAGTATCTACACATCAAGTATGCCAATGATGCCGAGGGTACTGGTTTCAGCGATAGCCAGATCAACAAGCTGTACTACGGCTTGTATAACTCAGATGATCCGGTCGAATCCACGAACTGGTCAGACTACACATGGTATGCTACGACGTTTGGCCCAACGAAAAAACTCTGGTACAAGACAGTTGGTGGTCGCCAGATCCAGCTGATTGACAGTATTGCCCAACCGAGTGGTCTACACGAAGAAGTACCACCAGGGTCTATTGATCTAGATATCTTGACGTTCACGATCGGGGAGAACTCGATCACGAACGGGATGATGACGGACAACTCTATTGGATCGGCAGAGATTCAAGCGGGTGCAGTTGGTACGAGTGAACTGGCAGATGACTCTGTAACAGAACCGAAACTAGCGGCTTCTGGTGTACCGTCGTCCACCACATACCTTAACGGTTTGATGCAGTGGGCCTCGGTGAGTCAGGGTCTGTTCTTGCAGCAGACAATTGTTGCCAATGAGGCGCGTAATCTGCTCAATACTGAAGGTGCTGGTCATCACTACCATCCAGCAAGTGATGCCAATACCGTAACGCTGTCGATCCCGAATACTTCCTTGTATTCGTATCCAATCGGTACAACGTACACGTTCATCAACATGTCGGCTCAGCCTATTTTGATTCGTTCGGATAACGCTACGTTACAACCGTTGAATGGTACTGGTACAGCCACCTACGCGTACAACATTAATCTTGCTTCCAAGGTTACTATGACCTATGTTGCAACGGGGAAGTGGGTTTACTCGGTTGACGGCGGAACAGCTACAGCTATTGCTGATCCCGGTCCTCCAGGGCTGGTAGATAGCACGTTCAACTTTACGGCAGATGCCTACACTGAACTCAATACAACGACAGGCACATACGCCTTTGCTTAAGGAATAATCTCATGGCAACAACACTCTACCGATGGGACGACGCATCGGCCCCTGCGCTGACCGGCACTGCGGATTCCATCATCACAGTGCTGGATGCAATTCTCGTTAACGGATACGGTGCCAAAGCTGCTGCCGGTTGGACGAAAGCCTACACCGGCGTTGGCAAGGTGGCTTATCGCATGGCGTCTACTGCTGGTAAAGCAGGCTACTACGTTCGTATTGTAGACAACGGCGATACTAATCGTTCGTTCCAGTATCGCATGTACAAGACTATGAGCGATGTAGACACCGGCACTAACCCTACACCGACTGTCGCTCAAGTTGGCACAAACGGTTTCTACGTAGCAAAATCGCAAACTTCGGATTCTACCGCTCGTCCTTGGATTTGTGTGGCGGATGATACCGCGTTTGTGTTCTTCTGTGATAGCAGCACAACTAGCTACCCTGAGTCTATCAGTTACCACAGCTTCATGTGCTGCGGTCAGGGTACGTCCCGTATTGGTACCCTGGACACTGACTTTGTTGTTTGTCTTGGCCGTACTAACACCACGCTGGCGGCTACTGCCTATGCGACAGCCGCCTACCAAGCAACCGGCACCAGCACTTCGGCAGATGGCTTCACATACTGCGCCAGCAATGCTGCCGGTTCTCTAGGGTCTATCAGCGGGACACGCCGATATTTCGGATGGCATTCCGGCCCCGGCACTAACCTTATCGGTGACCTAAGTTACGGTCAGGTCGCGCCTGATCCGGTTACTGGTGGTATCAATCTATCCCCCGTAACTTTCTTCGAAGTATCCACGTTGTCTTTTGGTATTCCCCGAGGATATATTCCATTCCTGTACGCACCAGATCACGCAATGGGTAGCACTCGCTTCCATGATACTCGGTTGACAGGGTCCGGCGATTTAGCAGGTAAAGAGTTCCTGTTCCTGAATGCGGGTCGCGGGGCAGGTAACACATCTGTTGGCTGTATTGCAGTACAAATTTCAGGAGCCCGATAATGGCCGTAACATTCTATCGATATGATGACGCATCAGCGCCGGTCCTAAACGGTACGGCTGATTCGCTGATCACACTACTGGATGCGATCTTGGTTACTGGATATGGTGCCAAATCACCGGCAGGTTGGACAAAGCCATACACTGGTACCAACAAGGCAGTATTTAGGATGGCATCTACCCTCGGCGCTCGCGGTACGTATATTCGTCTTGTTGAAGGTACAGACACGAATCGCACGGTCAACTATCGTATCTACGGTAGTATGACATCTGTCGATGCAGGTACTAACGTAGTGCCTCGTGCCGATCAGGTGTCTGGTGGAAACTTTTTCTGTATTAAGTCCACAACCTCGGATGCTACGGCTCGGCCTTGGTTCTGTGTTGCTGATGAAAAAGGTTTCTTCTTGTACTGGGACTATACCGGCACAACCAGTATTGGTGCAAACGGTGCGCAGAATATCTACGTGGCGCAAGTAGAACCTCGAGCGGTATCTGATCCCGGCCCCGTACTGGTTATGCCTTCGCTGGCTACAACTGTAGCTAGTACTTCTACAAGTCGCCTGGGTAACACCAGCTACCTGTACACCTTCGGTTCTGCCGGTACTACGGTGGCGCACTGGATGACCCACAACTTCTTCAATGCAGAAGGGTCATTCGCTTGTGGTAAAGCTTCAAAAGGCTGGATGTGCTCTCAATCCATAGCTATGGATTGGGGTAATCAGCCACCGGATCCTGCTACTGGTGAGCTACTGATGGTAGACTTCTGGCTGTATGAAAGCAATATTGCCGCTAACGGTGTGTGGCGAGGCCGCGTACCATATCTAGCTGCCTTCGGTCACGGATCCAGCAGTCTCGCCCAACTCAGCCTCTCAACTATAGCTGGTTTGGGTGCCCTATCCGGTAAGTCCTACATGGTGGTTCCACTATTCAACAGCGGTGGTGGCACCACTTACTATGGTCTTATGCAAACGGCAGGAGATAGATAATGTCAAGATTGTCCGCTGTCAACGCAATGGCGTTGCTGAATTTTGAAGGTTCAAATGGAAGCACTACCTTCACAGATGCCTCAAAAGCTGCATTGACCTTTACGGCGGTGGGCAACGCAGAAATCAGCACCGCCCAATTCAAAACAGGCGCTTCTTCTCTGCTTCTAGACGGTACCGGTGATTATATCTGGACTGCCGCCCTTGGTTCTACAGACTGGTATTACGACCTAGATTTTTACGATATCTCTGTAGATGCCTGGATTTACTTGACAGGTACACCAGGAGCTGACGCATGCATTATGGCTCGCTGGAACAGTGCTGGTGCTAAGGAGTGGTGGCTCGGCATGGATTCATCTAGGCAGGTGAAGCTCAAGTATCGTACAAGTGCTACTGACAAGACCATCACAACTACAACTGTGATTGCTCAGAATCAGTGGGTGCATGTTCGGTTTCTTAAGTTCGGTGCCAACCTCGGCATCTTTGTCGATGGGGTGCTTGCCGGTTCCGCAACCGATGGGTCTACGTGGGATGCGTACGGCAGTATCCGAGTTTCTATCGGAGCTGATGGTAATGGTGCTGATGTTATTCCCGCCTGCTATATTGACAGTGTTGTAGTGAACCTGAACAATGTACTGGATGGACTCCGAAGCTTCACACCGCCGACCACGTTTCCGGTTAGGGAGCTCGACGCTAAACTGGATCCTCTGCTGGAGAGCAACCAGCTTGTAGGCCCTTCAGGTGGTACAGGTCTAAGCTATATTGACCTAGCCAAGAAGCTACCGATATATACCATTGTGTTGGGTGATGCAGAGGCTGTTAATCCAGACACGCCTTCCGCTGCATTCACCGGTACAGTTACTAACGAGGGCCTGCCTGTGCAGCGCACGCTCTATGCTATCCGAAGGGATACTGTTAAGGTTGTATCAACAGCTACCAGCGATCCAGTAACGGGTGCATTCAGTATTCTACTGGTACCTAATGTAGAACATATGGTGGTTTGTCTTGATGACCTCGCTGGTACAGTTAAGAACGACCTAATCAAACGAAAGACCATTGTGGTGTAATATGAAGACAACCCTTTTAGTGCCTGAAATGATTACTGAGCATTGGCATGAAGTCAAAGACCTTCTGCAAAGTGCTATTGATCATGGTGTCGGTGAATCGACGCTCACAGACTACCTGCGAAAGTTGATGAATTGGCAGGCACAACTGTGGGTCTTCCATACAGACGAAGGTCAGCTCGTAGGAGCCGGTCTGACGCAATTCCTTGACTACAGTACGCACAGGACACTCCACATCATTGCTGTTGCTGGCATTGAGTGGAGCTCCTGGGCTGATCAATACTACATTGTAGAGGAATTCGCGAAGAAGAATAACTGCAAGGCTGTCGAACAATGGGGACGGTCAGGATGGTCCCGGATTCTACCCAAGGTAGTCCCTGGGTTTGAAACCGTGTACCATGTTATGCGCAAAGAAATTAAACAGGAGTCTCCATGTTCAAACTGAAGATTAAGAGCCGTCGCCAAGGTGGCGGTGGTGGAGGTACCCAAACAAACTCCACAATCCCGGATTGGGCGGTACCCTATATCAAGAATGTCGGCAACGAAGCCGAGCGTATGTACACTGGCGGTCAGCTCGATAACGTAGCTGGTTCCAACCCGCTGCTCAAAGCTGCTGCTGGTTCTGGTGCTAAGGCCATTGGCGATACAACCAACCGCGCTATCTCTGGTCTGGCAGGTCAGCAAGATCGCCTTACAGAGCATGCGACTAGCGGTGGCTACGATACGGCTGCTCTCAAGGATAAAGCTATTCTTGAGGCAGGCCAGCGTACAGCTGCACTCGGTAACGACTACGGTCAGCGTGGTACTCTAGGCAGCGCACGTCAGGCTGTACAGCAAGGTGCTCAAAACGCGGCAACAGCAGCTCAGTTTGCAACGATCGATTACGATTCCGCGCAGCGTACATTTCAAAATAAGATGGCTGCTGAAGGTGCCCTTGGGCAGAGCTACGGTGCAGGTCAAGGTGCTGCTATCGGTGCTGCACAAGCGTTCTCTAATCTTGGTGAGCAACAACGTCGCATGGAGCAGGAAGCCGGGGATTCTCCTTGGCAGGCTCTCCAGCGTTATGCTTCTACTATCTACGGCAATCCTGCACGTAACCAAACTGTCGCCACTGGCGGAGGTAAGTGATGGCTATTGACTACAATCAAAAGTGGGGATGGGTGCAGAATCCGCAAAAGACCACAAATAACGTACTAGCCCCCTTGGGTGGTGGTGGTGGTGGTGAGAGTGCGCCGAGTCCCGTGATGGCTGGTCCCTCTATGGAAGACAAGCTGACGGGTGCTGTGACGACTGCTGTCGGCACCAAGATGGCGGATAATGCGATCAAGGGTGCTACTGCTCCACTCGCTGCTAAGGAAACCGCTGCTATGGTCGGTCAAGGCGCTTCCGCTGCTAAGGATTCTCAGGCTGCTATGCTGGCCGCGCAGAACCTTGGTATGGGCGCAGAAATGGCTGGTGATGCTGCTAAACTGACTGGTGAATCTCTCGGGGCTGGTACTCAAGCTACTGCTGCCGCTGCAGAAGCCACAGGTGCTGCTGCTGGTCTCGGTGAAATGGCTGGCCCTCTCGGTGCTGCTATCGGCGGTGTCATGAAGGGTGAATACGATGAAGCTGCCGGTGCTGCTGCTGGTGCAATCCTCGGTTCTACGTTTGGTCCTATCGGAACATTCGTCGGGGCGAAACTTGGTGGTATGGCCGGTAATGCTGTCGGTAGCATGTTCGGATTCGCCGAGGGTACCGAGGAAGTGAAAAAGCCGGAACCTAAACCTAAAAGCATCTGGGACCGTATTATCCAGAGTGGTCGTGATGCAGTCGCTGCGTCGGCTAAATCTGCTACCGGTAACGACGGTACTCTCGGTCAAGCGAAGTCGGCGCTGAGTGGCCGTGCTCGTCAGCTGGAAGAAGCTGAAATGCGTGCCGTCAAAGGCTATGCAGATGGAACACCTTTTGTAGCGGCTCAACCTGCTGGTGGTAAGGCTGTTGCCCAACCCCAACAAGCTGCTGGACCCCAAGTAACAGGTAAATACTTTCAAGAACTGAATGAAGCCTACGACCCAGTCCAAGCTGGTCAAGCCAAGACACAACAGAACGCATTCCAAGGGTCTCCTGCAATGGGAGGTAAAGGTGGTGTTGTAGCTCAACCAACTATGGGTAGTGTCTCGACGTCGCCTGCTGGTGGCGGTGGCTCTAACCCTATGGCTGAGTTCAAAGAGCAACCCTAACCTTCGATTCCGAGGCGGGTATATCCAGCAACAATAAACAAGGAGAGATGATGGGACCACTGTCCGTCAAGGCTCAGGTGCAATCCGACGCTGGTCGCCTCAAGAACCAGCTCTCTGTTGTTGCAGCTCTTAACGACGAAGCTCGTAAGAAGCAGATGCATCAACTGAAACTCGCAAAGGAGATGGCCAAAGCCAAAGCTGAAGGACTGCCCATCGAAGGCTTTAGCGACGGTATTCTCGAGCTTCCGCAGGCCGGGTCTGTTGTTCCACCTACTACTCTTAAGAATAATAAGGGTGGTAGCCAACAACCCAGTCACGGTGTTACGGTACCTCCTATTGGTCATAGTGGTCCTTCTGTGACTCTTAAGAACCCTGAAGCTGGCCCTACTGATGTAGTTCCTGCTATGCTCACTCCTGGTGAAGCAGTTATTCCTGCTTCCATTGCACAAGACAGTAACTTCAAACCTGTCATTGCTGCTCTGGTGAATGCCGGTCGTAAGCGTAATGACGTCATGGGATTTGCTGATGGTACCCTTGAAGTGCCTGACAATTGGGATGAACTCCTAGAGAGGCAACGTCTAGCAGAATCAGCAGGCAAGCACAAGCTCCCTGATGGAACACTGACACGTTCTCCAAAAGGTGCTCTCGGCGTGGCGCAGATCATGCCAGCGACTGCGAAAGATCCGGGCTTTGGTGTAGCACCATTGGCCAATGATTCTGAAGAGGAGCATCGCCGATTCCAGGGCGATTACATGAAAGCCCTACTGCAGAAGTACAAAGATCCGGGGAAGGCGTTCGCCGCCTACAATATGGGTCCAGGTAACATGGACAGTCTGATTAGTAAGTATGGTGATGACTGGAAGAGCAACCTAAATCCGGAGACTGCGGGATACCTTCCGAAGATCTTTGGCAATGTTCCAACTACGGCGACATCAGTTTCTGCTACCGATCGTGTCGGAACTGAACGCGGTCGCCGGACTAATACCGGAACATATACACCGGAGATGGGTCAAGAGCTTGAAACACTTAAGCGATTCATCGAGAATCCGGGTACAGATGCCAACTCCCGTGGTAAGGCACGTCTGCGTTTGGCGGAGCTCGAACGTGCTCGTGGTAACGCTACGATGCCAGCTCTTGAACGTAATTACCAGGGGGTTAGCAAGCCAGCCGGAGCATCTGCTCGTCCTGGAGCTACAGTAACAACATCCCCGTCTTTAGTTCCTGTACCCCAGACGCTTAAGCGTATGCCTCCGATCGATTCGTCTGATCGTAAGGTGATCGATTCGTCTGATCGTAAGGTAACCACGGTTGACGCTCAACAGTGGCAACAAGAGAATAGCATGGAACCCGGTGGCAACGGGGTGAAGATCCCCAAGTCAATGCAACCTACTGCACAAGCCTTTGAGCAGTATATGTATACACCTGAGGTTCAGAAGGCACTCGAAAGTCTTGAGGCAAACAAGCCAACAGGAGATGTTGACCTCAAACAATGGCTAGCCAATGGTCTGGCAAAAATCTTTGGTGATAAGGGCTTCTTCAATAACGAAGACTTAATGCGTTTCTCCCTGCTTGCGGCTGGTGGTCTGCTCACTGGCGGCTCGGTTGGTGGTTCCCTTCGATACGCTGGCCTACACACCTTGTCGTCTCGCGATAAGCGTAAAGATGACGAGCAAACACAAGCCTTCCAACAAGCACAAGCTGTAGCAAAGTCTAAGGCTGATGCCATTGCGAAGTTGCAGACTTCCATTGGTCAACACGAATCTAAGTTCATGGACCTGATGAAGAAGGCTACACCGGAAGCGAAGGGGCAAGCCCACAAACTGTTTGAAATGGCTCGTAAGGAACCGGATCTTGGTCGTCGAGAGGCAATTCTGCAGGATGCTAACCGTGTGCTGGCCAATGACCAAGAAGATAGCGATGCGGCTAGCCGTACGCAGTCTGGTTATGATGCTATCTCTGGTGCACCTACACAGTACAAGATCGACAAGGAAGGTAATACGTGGGTTCATGACCCTGAAAAGGGTGTCATGGTCAAGACTAATCGCAAGGTTATGTCAGTTTCTGACTTCCATGATACACGTAAGGCCATCCAAGAAGATGCTTACACAGCTATCCATGCACGACTTAATCATTTTAATCGTCGTGAGGATGGTTCTGTTCGTGATAAGAATACATCACCTCAGGTTATTGAGAGCTATTCTAAGAATCTTGCGCTGGCTACTATGGATCTGCTCCCGCAGTTCGGTTATGCTGCTGATCCTAAGCGGGTCGCTGTTGTGGTTGACCATGCACTCCAAATGCTTCCTGAGCAGTACCGGGGTGCCGGTATCAACAACTTGTCACGCGAAGCCTGGGCTCGTTTCGTTATGGGTGCTACTCTTGTTGACTCGCGAGAGACCAACAGGGATCTCTACAAGGCTGGGACACCTAACGGTCGTCCGGGTCTTGATGCCACGACTTACCTTAAGGAAGTCATGGACATGGCAAAACAGAACGGTGCTGAACCCGGTGAATGGATGAATCGTAAGGAAGCCCAGTTCAAGCAATTGCCAGATGCTCAAAAGAAGGATTGGATCAATCGATCAAAGTCAGATACTGGTAAAGAATGGTCACCCTTCCTGTTGTGGTTGAAGTTTGGCCAAGGTAAAAATTAACACCGTTTGCATACGGTAAGGAGATTGTAATGGCAACACCCTCTTGGGACGCACTCAATGCCGGTCTTCCGGATCCAGAAGTAAAGGATCCAGGATCAGCTGTGAAGACTATTGACGGGAAGCCGTTGCAATCTCCCTTACGAAATGTAGACGCGGATACGCTTGCCAGCGAACGCGAACGCTATCGTCTGCAAGGATTCAACGCTCCCGAAACCCTCAAGGTTAAAGGGGGCGTTATTATTCCTGGTCAGGTCGAGGCTGATAACACACAAGCCGTCGCCAACACGGTAGCGAAGATGGCGGGATATACCGATCTTGTTCCTACCGGGTCTAAGGATGTGCACGGTCGTACGCTGGCTAAACAGGTCAATCCTGCAGGTGATTCCTTGGGTGACACTCTTGTGGCTCTAGGTGTCACCAACATCAACCCGTATACTTCCCTTGACGCTGTAGGTCGTAAGAGCTTCCTAGATGCCTTGCATGGTCTCATGCCTGAACTGGCTAATTCTGATCCAACAGTCAGGTTCGCTCGCGAGCAATACGAGAAGCGAGTCAAGGCCGCTGGTGGTGATCCTTTGTTTGTCCCTCGCGCATACGCGCACGATGAGACACAGTTTGCTGCTATCAAGAACATGGTGGGGACGCAAGCTCTCGGCAAAGCTCTCGAAGAGATCGATCGGTTAGAGAACATCCTAAAGGATCCCAACCTAGACGCCAATGATCGCAAGCGAGTTGAGGGTCTACTTGAGAAGGCTCGAGACCAAGCATATCTGTCCAGCGCCCTTCCTGATTATGTTGGTTCTGTTATCCACCGTCATGGTGATCGTAACATCATGAATCAGGCCTATGATCAATGGGGAACATCTTGGGAGTCTGCTGTTCTTGACATGAAGAACAAAGGTTGGGGTATTCTTGAGCAAGCTGGTGATGCTGCTAAATGGGAATGGCTCGCCAATGCAGGCCGCGAAGGTGTTGCTCGTGCTAAGATGGATGCAGGTGCTCTACCTGATACACTCAGTGATTGGAAGGATATCGAAGGTACCAACAGCTGGGAAACCATCAAGAATTCAGCCACGTATGCCAGCAATATGCTTGCCGGATCTCTTCCTATGATGGGTGTCTTGCTAGCCTCAGGTGCGCTGGCCCCGGCAGGAGCCCTCGGCTTTGCAGCTGCCACCGTTCCCGGTGCCCTGCTTTATAGTGGTGGGTTCTATGCTGACCAGCCGTCTGACAAGAAGAATAGCTCGCTGGCTATTGGTGCTGGTATTGCTTCAGCCGTGCTTGAGAAGGTAGGTATTGAAGGTATGTTCGGTCACAGTATCTTCGACGCCGTTAGCCGTAAGGCTGTCATTGAAGCTATGACGCGTCCCGGTATGCGTTGGGCTGGCGATGCAGCCGCTGCCGAAGCCTTCCTGAAAGAGGCCAGTCGCAAGACGATCATTGAGATGGTAGAAGGTGGGGCTCAGTTTGCTAAGAACCACTACGCTACTCGACAGGCCCACATTGCAGCTCTCAAGCAGATTACCCTCTCCGGAGCTATTGAGGCTGGCACTGAATCTGGTCAGCAAATCTTGGAACTCTTTGCTCAAGCTGGTGAGTTCGATCCTTCTATGCGATATGAGAAGGAATTTTACAGTGCTGTTTCCAATGCAGCTATCGGCGGTGGTATTCTCGGTGGTAGTTTCCACGCAATCGGGACAGCAATCGATATGGGCCGCTGGCATTCTGCAGGTTCTGCAAAGCAAGACTTTGAACGTCAGATGACTGAACGGCAACTTTGGGGAGCTCAACGCCGAGAGCGGCAGGCCGCTGGTACAGCTAATCCCAACACACTCGAAGGGGCTCGTAACACGATTGAAGCAATCGCAATGCTTAATCAAATGTCGTTCCCCGAGGGGGCCGATAACCTGAACAACATGGCCGGTAAACCCGGTATGTGGAACGGGTTCCTGTCAATTGTTAAGGATCCTCTCAGCTTCTATCGTGGTCTGTCCGATACTATTGTGCGCAAGTACCGTAAGGATGACGGCTCGTTTAAGCAATACATGCCTATCCTGCAGTCGCTTCTGCGGCCTGGTGTCCTGGCCGGAGATCACTACGATGGTTTCCAACAGCGTATTATTGGTGCGATGGCCACTCCTGACCTAGATGCGCTGGCGGATGAGCTACGCGTTCCTACAAGACAAGTGCATAGTCTGCTGCGTGACGCGTGGCAGCAACACTGGTCTCGCAATCAAGATCTGCCACCCGATACCGCCCAGAATGTAACACTGCAACGTTGGAAAGAGAAAGCAGAGAACGCTGTGCAGATTGGTCGTGACCTACTAGCTTCAGTAGGATACGATACCTCCAATATCAGCCCGCTGAACGCTGCTTTCGTAGACGCCTCGGTTGATCCTCGGCAGATTGCAGCCAATCAGGGGCGCCTCTCTGCGTATCTGGTCAATAGTGGTATGAATAGCCGACAAGCTGCTAACACCATCGAAGACCTGATGTCTGGCGAACCTGTTCGTATGGCAGCAGCTAAAGAGCGTTTGGTTGAATCCGGTGCTTTTGCTGATCCATCTCTGAATGACCTGTTCGAACCTAACATCGTTGATGCGTTCGAAAACTTCAAGCATAAACTTGCTGGTCAGGCAGCTAAAGAGATCTTCTTTGGGCGCAACGGTAGTAACCTCGCTAAGCTCCTGCATTTGGCCGCACAGAACCGTGAGTTCAGTTCTGAAGAAGAATTTCTCACAACAGTACAGAATGTGAAGGACGCGTACGCTATTGCAGAAGGTACCTATAACTCACTTAAGGCTTATCCTAATATTGAGAAGATGGTTGGTTGGGGTGTAACAGCCACAATGCTTGCCTCCCTCGGGAAGGCTGCTTTCAGTTCTATCCCTGAAATTGCTATGTCTACTCTCGGTACACCGGGAGATAAGGTTAGCTCTCAGCTGGCGGAAGCTGCGAAGACGCTTATTGAAGAGATTCGTTCGGATCTTAACAAGGCTACTTCCTTCTCTGTATCGGCTATTGGTCTGGGCTATGCTCGGAACTCTTCTCAGGCGAGAGCTGTTAGGGCAGCTGAAGAAGTCAACCATCAGATGGAACAGCTGATGAATAATCCAAACTCGACGCAGGAAGAGCATGATGCCCTGGCTGCTAGGGTCAAGGAGATCCACAAGAAGTATCTCAAGCGTAGCCTGTTTGAACGTCTTGGGTATAATGATAGTGGTTATAATAGTCAGGCGCGTTTCGAGACTGACACAGCAAACATGAAGAACACAATGCGTGTCTTCTCATCTATCATTCTCCTGCGTGCTATGACGGATGCTACTCGTATGGGTGCATTGTCTGTAGCTGCGGATATCCTGCATACCAAACTTCACTCACTAATGTCTATTCCCTTGGA